TGATTCATATGATTTGTGTGTTAGGACAGGATTAAGTGGAATTGGAACTGCACCACCAACACCATTAGTTAAAGGTAATAAAGATTTATTAGAAAAGATGTTAAACTTATCTTTTCTATCTTTTGGATTATTTAAATTTTCAAAGGCACTTGATATTGGATTAAAATTATATTGGATGGGTGCAAAAACAGCAAGTGGTGCAACAATAATTATTCCAGGTATTACATCTGCATTTGTTGATAGAGAAGGTGAAACTAATAAAAATGTTGATGAGTTTATTGAACAATTAATTAAATCATTCAAAACTCATATGAAAACAATTACAGGAGCAACCACAAGTGCACCACCATTAGTATTTGCTGGATATAAAGTATTAGATAACGATAAAGATAATGATACTTTTATAGATGAGGTAGAAAAAGAATTTGGAACAGACCCCGAAGATAGATTTGATTATCCAGGTGCTAATGTAGATATGGAGATATATTTAGAACAAATGTTTGAGAAAGATTTTAGAACATATTTAGAAGAACAAAATATTACTACAACAAGTGAAATACATGCAGCAATTGATGGTAGAGCATTTAGGCAAGGTGCATTTTATGGTAATATAGATAAATCACCATTTTCAGAAAGAAAATTTAAAAATGATAAAGAATGGGATGCGTTTTTCGCAGGAATGGGATTCGAATACCAACAGGAACTGAATAGGAGTTAATAATGAATAAAAAAGAACTAATAAAAATAATTGAATTAGTAGTTCGTAAAGAAGTTAAAAAACAAGTGAACGAGATATTTATTAAGGAGAATAAATCATCTCTAAAATCACTTACTGAAAAAGAATTCAAAGAACCAATTCGTCAGCAGTATAAGAAAAAAGAAAAGGTTCATTATACATCGAATACGGCTTTGAATAATGTACTAAATGAAACGGTCGGTGGAATTGAAGGAAGTTCTGGAACAAAACAAGGAACAGAAGAATGGCCTTCATTGGGTGGTGGAACTTTAGATAGTTCAAACATGTCAGAAGTATTGGGTTACGGAGAAATGGCACCACAAGAAACAAAATTAAATCATTTAGCCGCAAAAACTTTAGCAGAGGCTGGTACTACTCCAGACCAAGTAGGTGATGGAGTGATGAAAGCATTAACACGAAATTATTCAGATGTTATAAAAACTATAGAAAAGAAAAAGGGTACAAGAAGAGGATAAGTAAATGCCTGAAAATGTTAAATTAACTAACAATCCATCAGTAAGACAAATTGCTTCTGATAATGATTCTTATTTTGGATTAAAATTTCCACTTACATATAAAGATGGTAGGGATGGATTTTTTCCAAGAGCAAAAACATTAACAGACCAGGCATATTCTAATTTAAAAAATCTTTTACTTACAAGAAAAGGTGAACGATTGGGACAACCAACATTTGGTTCAGATTTATGGAATATAATATTTGAACAAATAACAGAAGATATTGGTGATTCAGTTGAACAATCAGTAAGAGAAGCAGTAGATTATTGGTTACCTTATATAACAATAAATAATGTGTTTACTACAACGGATGGTTCAAATCCTAATACACTATATGTTAGGGTAGAATTTATTGTGGATATTGAAGACCCCGATGCAGTAAACGAATTAACATTTACATTTAATACAGGAGAGTAAGATGCCAACACAAGTAGAATACGGCACACTAAAAAAGGTAGATAAGAAAGAGGTAAAATATCTCGGTAGAGATTTTCCATCTATAAGACAAAATCTACTTGAATTTGCAAAAGCATATTTTCCAAATTCATATAATGATTTTAATGAATCATCACCAGGTATGATGTTTATCGAAATGACTGCATATGTAGGAGATGTATTAGGATTTTATATTGATAATCAATATCGTGAATCATTACTACATGCGGCTGAGGAAAAGAAAAATATTTTTAAGATTGCACAATCATTCGGATATAAACCAAAACTATCAAGTCCTTCTATAGCAATTGGAGAATTCAGTATAGAAGTTCCAGCAACTCTTGATGGTGGAGAATATGTTCCAAATACAAATTATGCATTATCAATAGATGCAGATAGTAAATTTTCATCAAAGAATGGAACAGAATTTAGATTATTAGATAGTGTTAACTTTAAAACATCTTCATCTTTAGATGAGAGAAAAGATGTTATTTCTAATTATTCTGGTGTTAATCCAACACACTTTAGAATAACTAAAAAAGGAATTTTAGAATCAGGAAACAAAAAGGAAGAAACATTTACCTTTGGTTCAGCAGAAAAATTTGATAAAGTTATTTTAGGTGAAGAAAATGTTATTCATATAGAATCAATTTCAGATAGTGATGGGAATACATGGTATGAAGTTCCTTTCTTAGCACAAGATACAGTCTTTGAATCAATAGAAAATAATAGTGTTAATACTCCTGATGTTTCTTCACATTCTGGTGATACACCTTATATGTTGAAGTTAATTAAAACTGCTCGTAGGTTTACAACTTATGTTCGTAGTGATGGTAAAACAGAAATTAGATTTGGTGCAGGAGTAAGTTCATCTCCTGATGAGGAATTAATTCCAAACCCAGATAATGTTGGTTCAGCTCTTGCAGGTGGATTAAGTAAACTTGATGAATCATTCGACCCAAGTAATTTCTTAAAAACAAGAACATTTGGATTGGCTCCAAGTTCTACTACATTAACTATTACATATACACATGGTGGAAGTAATGATGATAATGTTTTATCTAATGAAATTATTAATAGAGATAGTGTTAATTTTACTTTAGATGAAGATGGATTAACTGCATCGGATGTTAAGAGTACAAAAGAAAGTTTATCAATAAAAAATCCTGACCCTGCTACTGGTGGAAGTGGTGGAGAATCACCTGAAGAAGTGAGACAAAATGCATTGGCTTATTTTAATTCACAAAACAGAGCAGTTACAAAGGAAGATTATATCACAAGAGTATATTCATTACCACAAAAGTATGGTAATATAGCAAAATCATTTATAGTTCAAGATGAACAATTAGAAGAAAATACACAAACAATTATTAAGAATGGTAAGATATCAAAAAACAAATCTTCATTGGTAATACCAAATCCATTTGCTTTAAATCTTTATTGTTTAGGATATAGTAATGATGGTAAGTTAGTAATTTTAAATGATGCTACAAAACAAAATTTAAAAATATATCTTTCACAATATAGAATGTTAACAGATGCTATTAATATTAAAGATGCATATGCTATAAACATATCAGTAAGATTTTCAATTATTACTCAAAGAGGATATAATAAAAATAAAGTATTATTAAAATGTATTGAGGAAGTAAAGAAACATTTTAACATAAAGAGATGGCAGATTAATGAACCAATTGTATTGAGTGATATTGCATATAAGATTTCATTAGTTGATGGTGTGGCAAGTGTTGTTCCACCAGAGGATGATAATCCACAGAAACAACTTGTAGTGATAGATAATAAATACAAAACAGCAGAAGGTTATAGTGGTCATGTTTATGATTTACAATCAGCAACAAAAGATGGTGTAATATATCCATCATTAGACCCAAGTATATTTGAACTTAAATTCCCTGATACAGATATCGAGGGTAGAGTGGTAGGAGATGTATAATGTATTATTTTGAATATCCAATAACCGATACAACAATTTATTCTGGTAATGTAACTTCATCAATCAATACAGGATTGGATGAGATATTAGAAGTTAATAAGAATGTAAATTCGGCTGGTAGTACAATTAGTGTTTCAAGAATATTAATGAAGTTTGATTATAGTTATATTTCTAAATCAATACAAGATGGAATTATACCAAGTGATGCAAAATTCTTTTTAAATTTATATGATGCACAATCAACCGAGTTAGCTACAGAATCTACATTATATGCATATATAGTAACGGGTAGTTGGAATGGTGGAACTGGTAGATTAGATAGAGACCCAACTATAAGTGATGGTGCAAGTTGGAAGTATCGTGATAATGATACTACTGAAACACAATGGGTAACAGGTAGTGATACTCAAGGTGGAACTTGGTTTACTTCAAGTTTAAATAGTGGATGGAATGTTTCAGCCTCATATGATTTGGTTTATGAAACACAAGATATAAGAATGGATGTAACTAATTTAGTTAATAATCATATCTATTCAAGTTCAGTATTTGGAAATCAAGGATTTATTATAAAAAGAGAAAATGTAGCAACATCTCAAAGTGCTCATTCTATCTTTGACCCAACAACTGCTACAGGTTCTGCAGAATATGATACAAGTATTCTTGGTAATTTAAAATTCTTCTCAAGAGAAACACATACAATCTATCCACCTAAATTGGAAGTTATGTGGGATGATAGTTCTTGGAATACTGGAAGTTTAAGTGAATTAAATGCAACAGAGTTAGATAGATTGACTGTTTATTTCCAAAATATAAAACCAGAATATAAAGAAAAATCAAAAGTTAAATTTAGATTAGTTGGTAGAGAATTATATCCAACACGAGGATTTGATACAACACCAGCAGCATTAACAATTAAAACTTTACCAAGTGGTAGTAGGTCATTAACACAAGGAACTTATTATTCAGTAAAGGATGCAGAAACTGAAGAAGTAATAATACCATTTAGTACAGGTTCGATTGTTAGTTGTGATTCAACAAGTAATTACTTTAATGTTTGGATGGATGGTTTCCAACCAGAGAGATTTTACAGATTTGAAATTAAGGTTGTAAGTGGTAGTGGAGCAAATGAAAACTCAATAATATATGATGATGACTGGTCATTTAAAGTGGTGAGATAAAATGCCTTATATAATTGCAGAACCATGTGTAAGTACTTGTGATACAGCTTGTGTGGATGTTTGTCCCGTAGATTGTATTCACGGCCCATATGATAAAGAGGGGGCAGGGGCAGAAGTACATAAAGATGGATTTAATCCTGATGGAGTTCAATTATATATTGACCCCGATGAATGTATTGATTGTGGAGCTTGTGAACCAGAATGTCCAGTAGAAGCAATTTTTGATGAAGATGATACTCCAGATGAATGGAAAAAATATATAAAAATTAATTATGATTTCTTTGGTAGGGAGATGGAATAATGCCATATACAAGTGAACAAATAAGACGTTCAGATTATTATATTAATGTAGAGGATGCAGATAAAAGAAAACATTTAAAACTTGTTCAAGAAGAATCACAAAGACTTAATATATCTGGTTCTATTGATGCAACAAATCCACTTCGTGATGAGGATGGAACTTTATTATCACTTGAGAATCCAGATAAAAAAGGTGAATCAATTGAACAACCATATCAGTATGTAAGAATACCAGTAGAACAAAAATCTTCAACACCAATGAGAGTATTAAAGTTTTTTGGTGATGATTTAAAATTTAGTGAAATTTTCCCAAAAGAAGTTGATGAGGATGAAGTAACTTCACCAGAAGAAATTAACGCATTAAAACAACAATTACAAGAACAGATTGAAACAAACAAAGAATTGAATAAATCTTTAGAAGATGCAATTGAACAAGTAACTAATCAATCACTATCACCAGAACAGAGAGCTTTGAAATCAGGTAAAAGTGCCTTCGATACAATTAAAGATAAAGCATCTAAAACATTAATTGATAAGGCAAAAAAGAAAGTTAAAAAGTTCATGAAGAAGTTATTTGGGAGATAAATAAATGGCAAAGTTTGAAGGAATAAAACCAAAAGATAGTGAACAATTAATCGCTCCTAAACCATTTTATAGTTCGTATGGGAGAGATAACAAAGACTTTGTCCACTTTTATGTTTATGATGAAGATGGAAATCAAATAGATGATGAAATACTATCAGCGGGGGAACTTTTATTTCAAGATGATTCAACTATTGATTTAGATATTGGAACACATTTAAGACAACTTGGTTATAAGGAAGGTAGATATAAAGTAAAGTATTTATTTTTAAGAAGAGTTGCAGGTAAGAAAAAAACTGTCTTCCTAAATGAAAATGGTTTTGTTCATAATGGTAGAATAGCAACAAGAGTTATAAATGGTAAAACAAGATATTTTACACAAAATGTTTTTGGTGGAAAACAAGAAAAAGTAGAACCAACAGAATTGTTTCCAAAAGAATTAAAATATTTCATTAAACAAATATCACCAAATAAAAGAGAATTAAAAGTAGATGTACAGGAAATTAAAAATGTTCCTTACAAGAAAAACTTTGCATCTATGAATAAGAATATGGTTTACATACCACTTAAAAGAGGTGGTGGTGGAACCATTCGATGGGATTTAACAGACCCTAATATATTAGTGTTTAATGATGCACCAGGTGAAAGAGGATTTACTGATGCAATGGTTGGTGGTGAAATTACTATTAAAGAAATGTTTGAGTATTCATTAACGAGTACTACAAAACGAACTGAAAAAAGATTAGTAAAAAAGGCATTACAGGCACAAAAAAAATTATCCGACCCTAAGAAAACTATAGAAAATATTCCAGGTCCAGAAGAGGAATGGGAAGATGATAGAGAAGAAGATTCTTACGGAAGTGTTTGTTTTACAGGTGATACAAAAATAAAATTAAGTAACAATCGTTCCTTACCAATCAAGATGATGAAACCTGGTATGAAAGTTAAAACAGAACAAGGTTACGCAAAAGTATTAAAGGTAGTTAAAGATAACAGACCTTATGGAGATAAATTAGTTCGTTATAAAAATCTTATCACTACAGACCACCATCCAATTAAACATCAAGGTAAGTGGTATATGGCAAACGAAATTGGTAATGAGTTTGTTTCTAAAGCATTGGATGTTTGGAATTTAGTTCTTGATAAACATCATACTATTATTGCTAATAATGTAACATCAGCTACACTTGGTAAATGGAATAGTATTAATCATTTCTTAGATATGAGAAATAAAAGAATTAATATGATACGACCATTAAGTGAAGAATTTTTTGAAGATGGTAGTGGTCAGGCAGGTGAAAGTGATGCAGGAACAGGGGGAACTTATTCAACAAACTTAGGACAGAGTAATCAATATGAACCACTTAATGAATTTATTACTGATACTAAATTACCAACATATGATATTGATACAATAAAAAGAATAGAAAATGAAGAAGAAGTTGATGAGATAATAGGTGAATATGATGGTGAGTGGGTAGAAGAAGATTTTGAAGTTGAAGTTAGAACTACAACACAAGTGCCAGTTGATTTTAAAGCAAGGATTATAGAGGTATTAGATTATAATAGAATTAAAGTTGATAAAACATATGAATCAGCTGCAAATGAATCAGAACATAGTGGTGAAGATAGTTCAAGAAAAATATTTGATGAATTTTTTGTTAACTATACTAAACATCAAGTTACAAGATTAAATACTTATTTAGTTACAGATAAAAAATATAACTTAATTATTAATAGTTTTGATTCACCAAAAGCACATGATGAAGAGTTACCATTAAAAGATATAACAGATAAAACTGCAAGATATTTTAAATTATATGATAAACTTGATGATGATATTGAAGTAAATGATTTAGTTTATTTTGTTGAAGAAAAAATGGAACCATATGAAGATACTATAGAGTTAGTTCCATTTATAGAAGAGAAAGAAGAAGTATTATATTTAAGGGTTCCTAATTTAAATTCAGTTGATAATCCAATTAACTTTAGAGGAACACAATATAGAACACATAATGATTTAATTGGAACTGATTCAACTACACAACAAGATATTAAAAATCAAGTTCTTTCTGGTAGTTTATTAGATGTTCAAGTTAATGTTGATTATGCAAAAAGAACTGATACACTTGGTGAAGAAGTTACTGATTTTGGATTTGGAAATTATATTCATTTTGGTTCGGCAGAACAAAGAGTTAGAAACTTTAGGGATAAAGTAGAATTAATTGAATACTATACTTCTGAAAGTTTTGCCTTAACTAATGTTACAAGTTCTGCAACATCAATGAATAATTTTGATGTGAAGAAAGAACAAGTGATAAATAGTTTTGACCCATATGAACATTATCTATATTA